AACCCCGACCTCGTCGACGACTGTGCAACGTGCCGCGGCAAGCGATGGGTCCGCCGCGACCTGCCCGTCGGTCACGTGGACTTCGGCAAAGCCCTGCGCTGCCCGCACTGCCGCTAGCATGCCCTGCGTGTACTGCGGCCAGCCCCTTGACGTGCAGCCGCCCGGCTTCCGCTCGTACTGCTCGGTCCGCTGCGCCGAGCATCAGCTGCGCGCTCTCGGCATGCTCTTGCACTCGACCCCGCAGCTCGCGCTCAGCGTCGACGAGTGGCACGAGCTCGGCTCGTCCTACGCCTCAGACCTCGAAGCTCTCGAGCAGTACGCTTCCGTCACCCTCGCCCATGGACACCTGGTCGCTCATGGATGAGTCCCGACGCTGTCATGCCACCAGTAAGCAGTCCCGACAGCGGTGTGGACGCGCGGCAATCCGTGGCGGAACAGTGTGCAATATGCACGGTGGCAAGACGCCAGTGATCAAGGCCAAGGCCGAGGAGCGTATGCGCGAACTGGTGCATCCGGCCATCAGCGCACTCCAGCGACTTATTGATCACGACGACCTGGGCGCGACGAAATACGTGCTCGACTACGCCGGTTTCAAGGCGTCGGACAAAATCGAGACGGACGCCGAGGTGACCATCGTCGTGCGCCGCGTCGACCAGCCCATCCTCGACGTGCCTTCCTAAAAAATGCCCACGCTGACGATTGACCTGCCGGTGCTGCACCCGGCGCAAGCGCAGATTCGCAACGAGGCGCACCGCTTCAATGTCGTCGCGCTCGGTCGCCGCGCTGGCAAAAGCAAACTGGCGCAGGACCTGCTCGTGGACTGCGCGCTCGAGCGCCGTCCCAGTGGCTATTTCTGTCCCACCTACAAGTTGCTCGAAGCATTCTGGCGCGAGCTCAAACTGGTCCTGGCAAGTGTCATCACCGACAAGTCGGAGCAGGAGCACCGCCTCACCATCCGCGGCGGCGGCGTCATCGAATGCTGGAGCATGGACACCGGCGACCCGGCGCGTGGACGGCGCTACCGCCGCGTGGTCATCGACGAGGCGGCCATGGTGCCGAACCTGCTCGACATCTGGAATCAGGCCATTCGTCCTACGCTCGCCGACTACCAGGGCGACGGCTGGTTCATGTCGACACCGCGCGGCCTGAACGATTTTTTCTTGCTGTACCAGCGCGGTCTGGACGAGCTGGAGTCCGACTGGATGGCGTGGCAGATGCCGACGTCGGTCAATCCGTATATTCCCAGCGACGAGCTCGCCGCGGCGAAACGCGAAATGCCGGAGCGGGACTACGCGCAGGAATTCGAAGCGCGCTTCCTCCAACTCGAGGGAGCCGGCGTGTTTCGCGGTGTGACGGCGGTGGCCAGACTCCGACCGGCCGGACCGACGCGCGGATCGGCGCACGTCTTCGGTGTGGACTGGGGCAGGACTAACGACTACACCGTCGTGTCCGTGCTGGATGCGACGCTCATGGAGCAGCGTGTCATTGACCGCTACTCTCAGGTCGAGTGGGAATTCCAGACGGAGCGGTTGCACAAGCTTGCCGAGGTCTACAAGCCGCTGACCATCGTGGCGGAAGTCAACAGCATGGGCTCGCCACTTGTCGAACGCTTGCAACGCGGCTACGCGCGCCTGCTCGGCGCTCCCCGTCAGTCGTTGCCGGTGTATGCCTGGACGGCGACCAACGCCAGCAAGGCGGCCGCGATCCAGGCGCTGTCGCTGGGCATCGAAGAGGGCGCCGTGACGCTGCTCGACGACCAGGTGCAGACCGGCGAGCTGCTGGCCTACGAAGGACGCATGAGCCCGACGGGCATGCTGCGCTACGGCGCACCGCCCGGCATGCACGACGACTGCGTCACGGCGCTCTCACTGGCGTATCTGGGCTCGCAGCATGAGCGCGCTACGCCGCAGACGCGGTCGCACTACGGCTTCGCTGGGAGCCGACGGTAGCCGGCTTTTATGCACGACTCTCGTCGTGAAACGTTAGCGTGAAACAGTTTCACAAGTCCGTTTCACGGCGTTACACTCGGGGTCGGCGTGGCTGAGTCGTTGAAGGCGCCGTCCAGTGAGTACCTGCTGAGCCTGGGCACCGAGCTGGGCGATCTGTACCTGCAGCAGGACCAGGACATCGACAACTTCCGCGACCAGCGCGAGATGCGCACGCCGGCGATGGCCGAGGCGGACAAAGACTACGTGCTGGTGCACGTCGACCCGCGCGACCCGGACATCACCGAGGAGGCGTTCCAGCAGCACGCCATGCTCAGCCTCCAGCGGCCCAAGCTGTCGATCGTGGGTGGCGAGGGCGACACGGCGCAGACGGTGGCCAGCAAGCTCGAGCACTTCACGGAAGAGTCGCTGTGGCAGTGCGGCACCAGGACGCCGGGTCAGGACACCATGTCGCAGGTCACCGACGCGGCGCTGAATGACGGCGGCGGCTGGTCGAAGATGCTCTGGGCGTCCGACCTGTGGGCGACCAGGTACGCGCTGCCGCGGCCGGGCGACAACGCCTCGAGCGAGGTCTACAAGGAGTACGACCGCCGCACCGAAGACGAAAAGAAGCGCGCTGGCCCGCCGTTCGTGTGGGCCTACGTCGACCCGCGCAGCGTGTACCCGCAGTGGTCGGGCGGGCAGCTGTGCGAGGTGCTCGAGGTCGCCGAAATGCCGACGCGCTTCGCCTTCCGACGCTACCGACTGGCGCGCGACAGTGGGGGCAACATCGTGCCCGAAGAGCTCGGCCAGCAGACGAACGTGATCGAAGCGGCGCGCCTAGCCAACGCGACCGTCCAGTTGTACGAGCACTGGGACGAAGAGTGGGCAACCTGGGCCGTCTGCGGCCACAACTACCATCAGGATCGTACCGGCTACATCGTCAAGCAGTACCGCCACCGCTACCCATTCGGCGTCCCGTATGACTACGCACCGGGTCTGAGCATGAGCCACTGGCGGAACCGTAAGGTGGGCTGGAGCATTGGCCGTACCAAGCTGTGGCTGGTCAAGTACCGCCAGTACCTGCGCGCCATGCATGCCCAATATGTCGCTCGCGACCTGCTCAGTCCGCTGGTGACCTACGGCGACACGCCCGCGGGCGGCGTCATCGGCGAAAACGGGTTGCCCAAGGAACCCGAGACGTCAGTCCACCCGGGCGAGATTCTGAACCTGCCGCCCGGTCGGCAACTGCAGCGCATCCAGTACCCCGACGCGGCCACGCTCGAAAAGCACATGGCGCTCATCGACGGCGCGATCCGCGATTTGGAATCACCGCGCGTGACCACCCTGTCGGGCATGGAAGGCGCCGGGTTCGCCATCAGCCAGGTGCTGCAGTACACGCGGACGCGCGTCGGTCCCGTCCGGCACGGGCTCGAGGCGCTGCTCAAGGGCCAGACCGAGAAGATGTGGGACCTGATCCGCGAGCACGCCGGTGAGAAGGTGTGGGTGTTCTACGGCGGCGGCGGCAGCGCGTCGGAGGAGGCCAAGGCGGAGTACATCGGCTTCGGCCCCAAGGACCTCGAGCGTCCGATGCACATTGCCTGGGAAGTGCAGGCACAACTGCCGACGGACGAGATGATCATGGCGCGCTACGCACACGAGCGTTTGAGTGCCGGCACGTGGGGCAAGGACGAGGCGGTCACCTACCTGGGCGATAACCCGGACGAGATTCGGCGCAGCATTGCGCGCGACGAGATACGCCAGAGCGAGGCGTACAAGAAGTGGCTGTACAACGAGGTGTTCATGGAAGCCGGCCGCGGCGATTTGCTGCAGAAGGCGCAGCAGGCGATGGCTCGAGCGCAGTACGGCGCGCTGTCGACACCAGGGCTCGGTCCAGGCGGGCCAGCAGGGCAGCAGCCGCAGCCGGGCGTGTTCGAGGGTGGCGGTCCGGGACTTGGTGGCGTACCCGATCTGGGGGCGCTGGCAACGGCGCCGAACGGGGCCGGCGCGGCTCCGCCGCCGTACGGCCAGGTCATCGCCGGCGCGCAACAGGCGGGCGGAGGCGTCTAGCGTGTTACTTGATTGTCACACCCTTGTCGAGGGCGGCGGCCACGAACAGCGCGCCGAGCACGCCGCAGATGATGAGCACGTTCAACAGTTGGCCCTGGTCGTACAGAAACAGCGCGGCGGCGATCACGGCGACAACGATGGCGAAGTGCTTGAGTCCCTGGCGTCGCTCGGCGCGTTGCTCCTGACGCAAGCGCTGCTCGTACGCGTCATGCTCAGCCTGTCGTTCGGCTTCGGTCTGCGAGAGAACGTGATCGAGCCACGCCCGAACGTAGGGCGAGCTAGTCTTGGTGGGTACTGTCACGGGAGAGCCTTCCTGTGCGGTATGCGAAGCCGGTCTGTAGCGGACCGGCTTTTCGCTGCGCATGATGCCACCCCGAGGTTGAGTCATGGTTAACGCGCTCGTTCCGGAGTCCGACTGATGCCGACCAGGTACACCAAGGGCTCCGAGCTCCAGCAGTTCCAGTACGAGATCGCTAACGAAGTCCGGCGCGACGCGAAGCCCATTGCCGACGGCGTCTTCGGCAACAACGCGCGTCACCCGGACATGGCGTCGATTTCCAATGCCGAGCTGGACGAGATGTACCGCCAGGCGTATCGGCGCAACGACCGCAAGTTCCTGCAGCAGGAAGCGCAGCGCGACCCGCAGCAATTCCTGGACGTGACCGACCGTATCGGCGTGCCCGACCCGCCGCTCGACCTGCAGGGCAACCCGATGCCGCCGCAGTCCAGCCAGGACGCGCTGGCGGCGGCGCTCCAACAGCAAGCTGCCCAGAACGCCGCCCAGGCCGCGCCTGGGCCCGTTCCTCCTCCCGGAGCGGGCGTGGCTGGCATGGGTGTCCCTGCACCACCCGTGCCCGCGGCGTTACCGCCCCCGGCGCCAATGGTCGCCCCGCTGCCGCCGACCCCCAATCCGGCCGTCATGCCGCCAGGGATTGTGAATCCGTAATGGATCCGTTGCTGCTGATCCTGGTCGTGGTCATCCTGCTGGCCGTCATCGGCGGCGGCTGGGGGTACAACCGCTACGGCTACGGTGTTGGTGGCGGCATCGGGCTGGTCGGGCTGATCGTGGTCGTCGTCCTGGTGCTGCTGGTGCTCAAGGTCATCTGATGGTTGGGACGGTTCTCAAAGGCGACCTGCAGAGCACGATCGAGGACCAGTTGTCGCAGTACGCGCGTGGACTGGGCAGTGTCGGTCA